CTGTGGTCGATCGATATCGCGCCAGGCTCTCTTTGCCGTAAGGCGAGGGGAGCCAGCCCTCTGCGACCGGCCACGATGGTGGAACCAGCCCATAAGGCCGTCCCATCCATCGTGTTCGACGCTGCGCGCACGGTCAACAAGCACTAAAGCCTGTTGTTCGTATCGTTGCAGTTTCGTGTTGTACCTGACTCTACCTGGATTTCTCCATGGCAGAGCTGGGTGCCCGTATCCGGGCCGTAAACCTACGGCTACTGGAAACGGAACACTAGCAGCAATGAATCGCGCAGCACGCAGAAAACCTGCCTTGTGTAAACGGTTGGCGATATCCACCATCGGTGGTATCCGCTCGTCCCGTGATGACCGAGTGAGCCCGAATTCTTTCGGGCGCACTGGGGCGACGTCGAATCCATTAAAGTATTCGGCGCCGCACGATTCACGGAACAGACCGTCTATACAAGTCTTAGCTCGGTTAGGCTTGAAGCCGCAAAGCTCCAAGCCCTCGACCACCAAGTGAGCGACATGTTTCGGAACGATAATATCGTCCCCATACACGTATACTCCCTCGGTAGCTCGTGAGTACTCCTCGCTGTGGATCCCACGTCGAAGAAAGACTGTATAAGGCGCCTGACTTGTGGCAATGATCGCCACTACGACAGACGCAAATACAACCGATTCGACGGGAAAACACAGTGCGCTACCCATAGGTGCAAAAGCCCTTAAAGGGACAATTGTACCGTCAGGCATGACTGAACACCGAGATCTTAAGCCAAATAGGAGTTTTCGCCAATCTTCATCGAAGAGTTGGTGAACCACCTTTCGGCTCACAAGATCACTGGCATCAGACATGTCGATGGTAGCGAGGTCCAATGACTTACAGACCGTCGCATTGGTCTGTTGGTCAACGAACCGTATAGGAGTCTCAGCTCGAAACTCCAAGCGATCCATCATATACGACGAAACGCCGTGTTGCATATATTGCAGCAACATGGGTTCGGCGCTTATGACACGTTTACGCCGGAAATCCTTTGGAACAAGGATTACTCGCGCAAACAAACGGGGATCGTAGGAGAGACGTGGGAGCCCGTCAGCAATCATGTGATCGTTTAACG